GTTGTAAACGCTGAAAAAAGACTCTCTCCCTGTCCTGCCCCTTCTGCTCCGATTGATAAATTTTGCTGTGCCATTATTTTATTTTTGTTATGATGTTATAATTTGAGTAATTTGGATAAATCCGTTGTTTTGTTCTAGCTTGTAAATTGGCGTTTCATTAATAGTTGAGCCGCCCACTCTTGCTGTAGATTTTATAGAAAAATATTTAGCAGTATTGAAATAACTGAAAGCATCGTAAAAGCTTGTGTTATGATTATTACTAGAGTCAAAAAACGTCCCCTGGAAATCGGCGATAAATGTCCCCACTATTGGGGTTGATGTATCTATTTTAAACCTATTGTTTGATATTTCAGTATAAGAATTTCCGTTGAAATCTGTAATACTTGCAATTGTTGGAGCCAAACCACTTCCAAGAGGTGCCGCTGTTTTCGGATATAAAAATTCACTACCCGTGTAAATAGTACCTAAAGCAAACCAATCTGTTGATGTTGCAGCACCTACTGGCGTTGAAGGTAATCCAGAAGCCGAGCCTGTTGCTGTGTCCGTACATGTGCTTATAATGCCAGAGTTTGCATATCCTCCAGGGATTGTGATGTTTGCTGTGTATGTGCTGGACCCAGATTGATAAGTTGTCGGGCTTACACTGTTTAACGTACCCAAAGACACTGTTGCATTTGTTCCCAGGCTTATTGTCGCCCCTGTTGTGCCGTTTGCGACAGCAAAATTTGCATTTGAACATGTAAAAGTTGCCCCAGACGCCCCTGCAAATCCGTCGCTGTTGTCAGTTGTTAAAAGAGTTGTGTCTGTTGTGTATTCATTTGAATCCAAAGAGACCAGAGAATTATCTGCATTAAACGGATAAATTGATCCCCAGCCATTTTCAGCATTTACATTCCCCCACCAGCTTGAAGTGTAGCTTTTTCCGTAACTCATAGGATCCAGTCAATTTTGTGTGATTCATAATTTGGGCTTTGATCTTCGTTTGAATTTGAAAACCATTCTGGATACAACGAAGACGCCTGGAAAGACATGTGATCCAAAAAGCGTTCTTGATAGCTCTCGGCTCTGTCTCTCTCAATTTGGATCAATCCTTTCACTTCTGATTCAGAAGGCTCTGAGGCGTTCTCTGACGTCTTTTTAAATACTCCTTTGTTCGTGATTACAAATTGAGCTGTCTTGAGAAACTCAGACATGGTCAAATGAATCAAAATCGGCTTGATGTAGGTCTTTAATAAATTTAAATAAGGATCCGCCAATGAACCTCCTGTGATATCTGCGGAAATTTTATTGTAAAGGTCTGTTCCTATGATTTCACGCAGATATTGAGTCTGAGCCAAATGCAAAGCTGGGATCAGTTTATTTCCGTCAATTGATCCGTCCAGGATAGGACTCTTTTTTATGATGTCGTTTTTACTACAAAATAGAACTGTTGCCATTTTTTAATTTTTATTTGGGTGCTGCTCCTCTTCCTGGTCTTTTTCCTGGAGGTGTTCCTTCAATTCCTTTTCTTTTTAATCCTGGCACATTTGCCACATTTTTTTCGTTCTCTAGACTGTCAGATTTGCTGGGTTGCAAAAATTTTCCTTGACTGTCTCTTTTTCTAAAGAACAGCATCCTTTTCCAATAATGGCGGCAATTAACCCCTCCAAGATGCTCAAAAATGGAATAAGGTTTTTTTGATTTTTTCTTTTTAAACTTTGGATTTGGGTCTTTTTTAGACAGAGCCTCAATGTCTTCGAATCTATATAAAAGACCGTATTTTTTGCCCTTGTTTCTTTTCATCATTTCCACGCAAAACTTTCTTTGAGGGTCTTTGTTGCCGTCGTATTTATAGCGTAGTTTATAAAGCCCTTTGTCCTCTGCGCTTTTTGATTCAGCTTCTGCAGTATTGGCAAACATTTCAATTTTTGAAAGTGTGTATTCTTGTTCTGCGTCGACAACCTTGGACTCCTCCATAAGTTCCCACTCGTCACCCAGGTCCTCTCCATAATCAGAAAGGCTTTCAATTATTAAATTTTCATGCTCCTCAGACAGATCTGGCTTCTGACTAGAGAGCTGCTCTCCAATTTCTTCCTCTCTTTGCTTTTTAGTTGTGACATTTTTAGTGTCTGTGAACTCGATTGGCGTCAATGTTTGGAAATATAAGTCCAAAGAAATTCCGTTAACCCCTACAATGTCAGAAAGTGCATTGATAATGTCCTTTTGATAAGGTCTTATAACTAGATTTTCGAATAAATTGTGAGCGTTTTGGATCTCTTCTGAATTATTACCCAGGGAATTTCCTGTGTCACGGATTCCAACCAGTAGGGGAGACGTAATTCTGTGCACTCTTCAGAAATGTACTGGTAAACTTCAGCCGAATTAGGAGGCGTGATGTCCTCAATTGTTGTTTTGGTCTCTGGAGAGTCAGAAAACGAAACAATGATCTTGTCTCCTGTAACTCCTGTAAGCTTTTCAACGACCTCAGATTTGATCTGACGCATTTTTTCAACTGTCGGAGTACCATTTGAAAAATTAATAATTTTGGAGCCCGAAAAATTGCCAGCTAATTCATTGCATAAAAATTCAGAAATTGAGCACTCAAGCCGCCCGTAATTAAGACTGCCAATGTGATCGGGCACCGAATAATAATGCATTGAAGGGATGTGTCTTTTAATTATATAAATTTCATTAGTTGCTCCAGATCCAAACACAGGGATCCTGGTCAACTTATCGCCTTCCTGGTAGTCTGCCCATTTTGGGTGATAGAAATAAGCGTTTATTTTTCCCTTGTCGTCACATTTTTCAGCTCTCAGAGTTTCTCTGTTAAAATGAGAAACCTGGACAACTTTTTTCTGAAGATAGGAAACTTGAATTGCGCCCTCTCCTAGAAGTTTGTAGTCTAAAGCGATTTTTTTTAGGTCCGCCTCTTTTATTAAAGACTTAAAAGCTGCGAATTGATCTGGTCTCCTGGAGGCGTCATGTGCGTGGATCTGTTTTCCAACGATTTGATTGACAACTCCTGTCACGATGCTGTGAGTGGTCGGACTATTTAAATAAACGTCAATGATTTCCTGGTAAAAAGAATTGTCCACGCCAAAAGAGACAAAATCCTTTTTTGCGTCCTCAATGACTTCTGGTGTTTGGTATGCCTCCAGCTGGACGACTTCAAAATTACTATTCATAGATCAAATATTCGTTTGTTGAAGTGCTTTCAAAGGTGTACTCTCCAGAATTTATTGAGTAGCTTGATGCACTTTGATTGGTCACAAAGAGTTTATCTCTGTAAATGACCTCATTTTTGACAGTGTCATTTATTTCCAGGGTGTATGTTAGGTCTTTAGAAGTATCAAAACCAAAATTTGCAGTTACTGTGAAGTAGTATTTCACTGCGCTAAATGAGCTAAAAGTTTGCTCGAATGTTTGTGTGTCCTGTGTCTCATTTTTTATAGTCACCTTAAAAATCGCTGCTCCTGTGGGCGTGTAATTTTTAGGGATAAAATTCAACGTGTGTGTTGCCTGTGATCTGTCGAGTATTATCATTTTTTTAAAGTGTAAATCCCTCCAGGTGTTTTGATTCTGCCAACGGAGACAATCTGGTCCAGATCTTTTTGCCCCGTTTCGTTAAAAAATTGTGTTTCTGTAATCTCTAAAAAGTCCGACTGATCGAAAGACTTTTTAAAAATGCTTTGTTTTAAATGTTTTGTCTTTTTTGCCATGTGTTTGCTTTTATGTGTTTGTAGGGCTGCCCCGTAAAGAAACAACCCAAACAAAACACAAGATTTTTAGCTATTTGTCCCGACTGTGATAGTCTCAGTACATGAACTCAACCCAGCTACAGGGTTCGCAGAAGTCGCTCCGTCAATAAAATTTGGAGGGAGTGCCTCTTCAGATGTAAATTCAAAAGAATATTGTGAAGCATCCCCAAACGCTCCGCCCGTAGTCATAGAACCCGAAGACATTTCAGCTCCGTGATCTTTCCCCATAAGGAAAAAATTGGAGTTGCGGTCTTCGATTATGATATTCGGACGTCCGTGTGAAATTAGCTTCCATTCTTTTTGATCCTCTTTCGATAATTTTGGAAGTGTTATCG